CATGATTGAGGTCTTTCCTGAACCAGAGCCAGCACAAAATGTTGTAAGTTCTCCATACCTGATCCCGTGAAGTTTCTCGTTGAGACCTGAGAAGGGATATTCGTGGTCATAAGGTTTTTGAGGTGTAGTTACAAGTTCAAGAAGGTTCTTTCCATCAATAATACCATCTGGTCTATAAGGTTTCGCATTCCATATCGCCTTTCTAATGGCTTCAGAGTCATTAGCTTGTAAAGCCTCTGAGGGATCTTTGTACCCTTCAAGATAAGCGATCTTGACCTTGCCAGGTGGTAATATGCCTGCCGTTTCCTCCGTCGCCTTACGGCCTGCATCGTCGCCATCGAAGAATAAGACGATCTCATCATACCCTTGTAGTAACGGGATGACCTTCCGTACATCCTTCTTTGCTGACGCTGCGCCGTGTGGTAAAGAGACCATCGGCCATCCAGACATAGCTTCGTAACAGCTTGCTGCATCTAATTCACCCTCAGTAATAACAATACGCTTACCAGTAGTAGGGAATAGATACTGACCAAATAAGGTGTCAGTGGAAACTCCTTCATAAGTAAATATTTTTCGTTTAGTTTTTATTTTGATTCCTTGGAGGACTCCATCTGCGCTAAAGTATGGAAAGCGTAGAGTATCTCCGTCTCTGTGAATCCTGAAGTATCTGCAAGTCT